ACTTGTCTAAACTGAGATGCATCTGCACCAGCTCTTAATGCTTCATTAAACTGTTTAGTATTTTTAACAAATTGTGTTGGAAGTGTTTGTAGGTATGGAGATTTTGATGAAGTTGTTATTCCAAATTCAGCAAATCTATCTGCTGGAACAGATGGGGTTGATTGAGTTCCCATTGTTGGAAGGGATGCAGTTCTTGCTCTATACCCTGGAGTTAATGCATGTACTAAGAAATCATTTCCAGATGTTGGAGTAATTCCATATTCTTGAATTGTTGGATCTTGATATACCTTAGAGTTTCTCTTTGTTAATAATCCAAATGATATTCCAGTTCCCGCTTCAGATGCACTAATTGTAGAAGGACCACTTCCAGTTCCTCTTAAATTAGGAGTTCTTAGTCCACCAATACCAGAAGATCTTTTTGCAAAAGCTTTAAGCATTTTTGCGGCTGCCATAGCAGATTTTGGAGTAAATCCCTTTGAATAATGTCCAATTGCTGTTCCACCATTTTGCAGTTTAATTCTTTTAATTCCAATTTTAAGTGCGTTTGATATTCTAGAAGTAATACCACCCATTCTTCCTTCGCCGCTTCTTAAAACAGATCTCATGTTGTAATCTTGATTTCCAGCAACTGCAGTACCTGAAGCAATAGCTGTATTAGTTCCTGGAACCATTGTCATTCTAGCTTGTGGAACTCCAGATGCAATACTAAGGGCATTCATATCTGCAATCATTGCAGCATTAATTGCTTCAATTTCGGATTGAGCTGCTTTAACAGAAAGAATTCCTTGTTCTGCAGAACGAGCAACTCTAGCAGAAGATTCTGCTGCAGTTGTTGCAATTGCCTGCATTTTTGGAAGAATAACATTAAAGTCTGCCATAAATTCTGCTGGCAATTGTCCTGTTTCTATCAAAACTTTTTCTACGGCTTGCATTTCAGACTTAGTACGCATTGCCATTGTTGTCATCATAGCATTCCACTTTGCAGACTCTGCCGCATTAATTCCAGTGGTTGCTCCATTAATCATTGTCAATCCCTGAACTTTTGCAATGCCCTGACCTGGCATCATCATTACCTGTGGATTTTCACCAATCTTCTTATTAGTAGATGGATCTAATGGAATTGCTGTATGAAAAGTTTGTTGTAATCTTTGCTCTTCTGTTAATCTAGCTTGTGGATTATAATGTGCAAAATCAAGTCCGCCAATTTGTGTGCCACTGATTCCACCAACAAGTGGTTTGGCTGTAATAGTATGTTCATTTGCCAATACAGCAATTTGTTGCATTTCTAGTTTAAGTGCTGATAATGCATTTTTTAATACAATTGCTGCTTCTGCATCTGAATAAAATGTTTTTTCAATTAAAAGACCAGCTTCATTTGCTGCTCTAATATCTGGAGTTAATAATTTAAACTTATCTGCATGACTAAAGAATGCTCTAATACCAGCAAAACCTTTAAGTACGTATCCCAAAAAGTTTGAGAATACACCAGTAAGCATAATAATTGGTCCTGCTACAGCTGTTAGCCCACCCAATAAAGTTACAAACTTTTTGACTGGAGATGGAAGTGCATTAAACGCTTTAAGGATTCCATCAGCAATTTTAAGAAGATTTGTTGACACTCCCAAAAATCCAGATCCTACTGTTGCTAAATCTGCTCTTAATGATTCAAGTGCTCTTTTATACTTTCCAGATGCTGATTCTGTTTGCTGTGCTAATTCTCGTTGTGCTACTCCAGCAAGATCCTGTGTGCTTGCTTTCATTAAATCTAGCACCTGAAGTGTTTGGCTTCCCTTTTTGCCTAGATTATCAAACAGTGCACCCATTCTTGCAAACTGATACTTACCAAACAAAGCTTCTAAAGCTTGTTGTTTTTGCAATGGATTTAATTTATTTAATGCATCTTGCAATGCCATAATCGTATTTGTTACATGGCCAGCATTACTATTTACAATAGAACCTAGATCAATACCAAATGATTGAAATAATCCCTTTGCTGTTTTTGTTGGATTAATTAAAGAACCAAGTGCTGACTTTAATCCATTTGCAGCAGAAGCGGCATCAACGCCTCCTTCTTTCATTGCTACTAACATTAATGCAAGGTCTTTTACATTTCCGCCTAAGCCCTTTACAACTGGACCAGCTTTTGGAATAGCATTAACCAAATCTTGAAGTGTGGTTGATGTTTGGTTTTCAACAGCGTTAAGGAAGTCAATTGATTGACCAAGTTCTGTTGTATTTTGTTTAAATGCATTTTGAATAGCGAGAGTTGCTTTCATTGCATCTTGTCTACTTACTTCACCAAGAACAGACAATCTTGTTGTTTCCCTAAGTGAAGACATAAGTTCATTGCCTTGTTTACCTGTTGCAGCAATGTCAGCTGCTAAAGCAATAGTTTCTTTAAAGTTAACTCCGTATGCAGAAGAAAGTTCTTTTGCTGTTTTGATAGTTTCATTTCTGACTTTTGTTAACTCTGTTTGTGAGGTAGCAGACAGTCCGCCATAAACTTTTGTAAGTCTTGTTAGTTCTGTATCAATCTGCATAAATGATTGTGCTGCAGCATGTCCAAATGCTGCCATCGGAACTGTTAGACCTACTGTTAATTGGCGGCCTGCCCACTGTGTATTCTTTCCCCAGTTAATTAACTGGTTGGCCCCGTCAGACATAACTTTATTAAGAATTGACATTTCTTGCTTAGCAATTTTTGTTTTATTTGCAAGCTCGTCAATTCCAGCTGGAACATGTACATTGAACTGCATTTGTCCTTGAGCATTTCTGCCCATAGGTTGAACAATTGCATTTTGTAATGCCGCTTGTTGTTTTGCTAGATCTTTGATTAATCCAGTGCCTTGGCGATGATATTGTTGCCAAGAATTATAATAGTCTTTTAACTTTAGTTTTCCTTGATCTAAAGCTTTACCAAATTTTTCAGTATCTCCAGCTAAGGTTACAAAGTGTGTGCTAAATTGATTACTATTTTTTAATGTATTTGCAAATGCATTATTACTTGCATTTATTTGTTGACTTAGTGCTACATTTGATGCACCGATCTTTTGTTGCAAGAGAGCTAATTGAGATACCGCTTGGTGTATCTGACTTATTAAACTAGAAAAGTCAGCACTAGCGGTGATCTGGGTATTAATGTTCTCTGTCATTTTTTATTCTTCGGAATAACCAAGTCCTTCATTTATTCCAAAACCTTTTGCTGATGCTGCAGAACCACGAAGAGCAATGATATCGTTTTCGAGTCCATTAATTCCAAGTGCTCTCATTTTGATCTCATCAAAACTTGAATGCTCTTCCTCAATGACCTCATCCTCTCCAAGGTTTATTCCCTGCAATGAAGCTTGGAATCTTCTGCTATCATCTTCTTTCTTGCCCATAGTTTTAAGTATGTGTATAAGTTCTGGCATTGAAAGATTTTCTTCTAGGTCCTCAAAATTTTTCCAAAAACCTAGTAGAAAAACTTGTCCTTCTAAAGCGGCTAGATCTAGTTCTGACCAGTTAGAACTTGAGCCGCTAGAAGGTTTGGGTCTGACATATTAATTCCGCCACAAACCTCAAGAATTCTGTTGATTGTTGGAACATCAAGTGCATCTTCAAATGCATCTTTATTTGTAACCAAATCTGGTAGCTGCTTCTTAAGTGCTACTCCACATGCCTCAATAAGGATATCTAATGTTTCATCTTCTGTTGATACGTTTGCCGTCTTTCCGATGACGACCATGAACTCTCTAAGTTCTTTAATTGATAAAGGTTTAAGCTTTACCTTATCTCCGCTTTGTAATTCGATTTCTTCTACATTATATACTGTAGTTGCCAATTTATTCCTCTTCCTAATTTATTTAATTATATCAAAAGTGTTTTGATAAACCAAATGCATGGACCCCCATTTCTGGGGGCCATGCCTCTATATTAAGTTGTTATTAAGTTTTGAATTAAGCTTCAATTACACGGTCAATAATCTTACCGTATTCTGCTCCTGCATATGCTGCATCTGGAAGAAGACGGAAGGTTACTGGAAATACTGTTGGGTTATTACGTGCAAGTGTGAATTGTGACTGCTGTACAGAAAGTACACGACGTGCATAATATACACGCTCACGCTTCTTGTTTGCTGATGAACGTGGTGCAAGACCTACAGCGATAAGTTGACGCTCTGTTGGCTCTTGACCAAGAGCACCTGCTTCGAGTCCTAAAGTATCGTTTGAAAGAGTGTCTGCTCCTTGACCAAATACCTTAAGAACGTTCTCAAGTGTTGCTTCTGTGAATTCAGTTGCAAGCATTACTTCCATTGACTCCTTGAACAGCTTAGCTGTATCAAGAAGTTGGTCAACTGTTACTGAACCATATGTTGGGTTGTAAGTAATTTGTAGACCGTTGTTTGTGTAACCAACGTTTGCATATGCTGCTGATAATCCTGATCCTGACAACTCACGAGTTGCTGGATCATAGATTGAAGCATTAGCTGTTACGTTAGTTCCTTCTGGAAGAACTGTTGCGTATGTTGCGTTAGTTGAATCCTTTTTTGACAAGAACAGCGGTGCTGCTCCGACAATAATATTTTTTGCTTCAAATGCCATTTATTTCCACCTCCTGGAATACTATAAATTTTTTAGTGGCTGCTGGCTAGGCATCTTTCCTCAGTTCTAATTTTACAGTTGATCAGTTCATAAAGCAAGGGTTACTTGTATCTACCCGCTGAATTTACGTCTCTTGAATACTTTACCTCAATAATAACATCTGCTGAAAGGAATCCCTGCAATTCTTCTGATGGGGCAATTGGGGATATATCAGACATATAAATTGTATGAAATCTAATAAGACTAGTATTTCCCATAAAGCTATTAATATCTCTGGCTGACTCATCCATTCTTCTAAATAGGTCAATAATGAAGTTTCTCATTTCATTGATATCAGACACATCAATTGCATATAAAGTAAATTGCATCTTTTCAATGCATATAAGCCAATTAGAGTCATAAGTCATATTAGTTTTATCATAGACTATGTGCTTTTTGCCATTAAGGAATTGATTTAATTCTGGCTGTTGTTGTACTGGAATAATAGGGATAATTATCTCCCCAACATTATCAGAATAGTAGTCTGTTTCTTTGAAGATTCCCTGTGCTTCTAATTCCCGCCATAAAAATTTACGAACTTCATTAGCTGAATCTAATTTGTAATTTACACTCACATGTTTCTCCCGTTCAATTGAACTGCATTCTTTGCGGCATTCTTAACAGATGCTGGATTATAAGAATAAGATTTTGCTTTTATCATACCTGGCAAATGCATAGAGTTTGCTATTACTGTCTGGAATGATTCTTTAGCTCCAGACATAGCAATTGAATTTTGAACTGGCCCAGACATAAATCTTGTATATGCATTTGCAAATGAAAATTTAACGTCTTTACCGCCTGGGTTATTAATCTTAACAGATTTTCCAGCAGCAAGGGTAATAAACTTTCCATCAATATCAAAAGCTAAACCTGCCTTTGGATTTTTTGGACGAACAATTACTTGCTCTGCATATTCCATAACCATTGCTTTATTTTTAAAAACATATTTTTTTGAATTTTTTCCTTTTTCTGGAACAGTTGTTGTTGAAAGCTTAAAATCATATCCTAAAACAAAATTAAATCCATTTTGTTTAGATCTATTGATTGTAAACAGTCTTGAATCTGATTGACCAACTTTTCCCCATTCATAAACATGGTGAAATGATTTTGGCTTAGATCTTGCTTGCATATCCATAAATTCATTTAAATCAAACTTAATTTTATTAAATATTTTATTTACATATCCTTGAGATATGCAATCTTCTGTTACCATTGAATTCATTACATTAACCTGATAATAAAGTCCAGCAGAAATTTTTTGAACTGTCCCGCCATCGTCTATAACTCCTTTTTGCTTAGAACCCACCATAAGTCGTTCTAAACCTCGTGAAGCTGTTTCTAAAGCTATTGTATTGTTAATCAATTGTCTGATTTTCCGATCTTGCACACATCAAGTTGTATCCAAGTACTGCACCGAACGGATCGGTAATTGGAGTATTGCCAACAACTTCAAAAACAGTCGGTGTACTTGTTGGATAATTTAATTCAAACCATAATGTTTGATCTTTATCACTTCTAATATTTACAAGTTTTTCTCTGTGAGAAATAAATTCTCCAACTCTTACTGAAATTGATTCAATGTCTTTGTATCTTGTTCCATATTTTTGTCTGTCAGATCCACGACCACTTGAAGAATTTGAAATATTTCCTTTTGCAAAGCATGGTATTGTTCTGTCTAAAATCCAAGACTTTTTAATTGCACCTGTGTCTGTATCCTGAAAATCTTGTTGTACATAAATGTCAACCTTCATTGACAGGATTGTTCCTACCAAATCTGTTAACATTAGATCACCAACATTTGCTTGACAACATAATTTGAAAGAATGCTGTCAGCATAAAAGTTTCCTGTTCCATTATAAACTCCTGGATCATATTCAAAATTCCAGTCAAATGTCTGAATATTCTTTACATACTTATGCTTCCATTGTGTATCTCTGTTAAAGAAATCTTTCATTAATTCAATTGTTGCAAGGCTTACTTCGTCTGGAACATAATCCCAGCCAAATCTTCCTTGAATTCTGTAGGCAACACCTTTTTGAAAGAAACCTTGAAATCCTAAATCATATACAGTTGGAGACACCATTCCATTTGCAAGGTACACGGTGTTGTCTCTTGTGATTGAAGAACCTCTATCAATTTTAATTCCATATCCAGTTGATGCTGGAATAATATCATATCCAATATTATTTATATTGTGAGGATTATCAAGCAATAGGATATCATTTGCATATAATTCATGAATTTGATTTACCTTGTAAAGAGTAGCAACTGAATCGTCGCCTGCTCCATAAACAATTTGAACATCATCATAAAGATAAAATTGGTCAAATGTATAATTCTCAATAAGTTTTCTTGCGTAAGCTTCTGCCCGCATAAGTTCTTCATATGACTTGTAGTCTGGGTCTGATGGGTCTACTCCAAAATTTAAAGCATCAATTGCTTCAGAAATATTTGTATATGGAGTTACAACATCAACAAACGTAGTTTGCTGTCCAGCCTCTCCATTTACAGCATAAGACCAAATTAACTTTAATTTTCTATTTCTAGAAGTTAGATTGAATGGAAGAACTAGTTCGTAGTTTCCATTATCTGTTTCTAAATTAGATGCTGTATATGTTCCCAACAATGTTGTTGGAGAAAGTGCTGGAATAATGGCTGGGTCTTCAGTTACATCGTAAACAGCAACAGATACGTTATTGTCAGTATCTACAGGCTTTCCAGCCCAGTAAATTTTTTGACGCAAAACTCCATTACTATTTACATATAACTCTGCCATTTAATTTTTCCTTTTAGTTGTAAAAATCTTTTACTTCAGTAGCTGTAGCCATACGGAATCCCTCTTCAATTCTGAAAAGTTCTTCTGCTTTTTCTGATGGCATTGCTACAAATGGATGTTCCTTTGTAAAGGTAAATCCAAGAATATCGTATCTGAAGTTTGCTCTGGTCATTCTAACTAGAGTTGTATCTTCTGGTGTTGCCGCCTTTGGGTCAAACTTTGGCAATACTTCGATTGCTTCATCCGCCTCAATTGAATCATCTTCTAGATTCTTTAATGTCTTTTGGTAAATTTCCCAAGTTACGCCTTCTTCTGCGAAGGCTGCGATAATTTCTGCTTTGCTCTTTGAATTAGGTAGGTCCACTGCAAAGTCTTCTGCGATTTGTTTGAGTTCTGCGATTTTCATTGTTGAAAATGACATATAATCTCCTTTGTTCTGTTCAATTATAGCATTACGAGCTTAAAAGGTAAAGACCCTCGAAAATTAATTCGAGGGTCTTTAATAGTATATTTCCTAAATTAGGAAGCTACCTTAACGTTCTTTACAACGACCCATGCATCGGCTTGCTCAATTTGAACACCAACTCTTGTGTAGAGTGTGTACTCAACTGAGTCCTTGCGAGGCCAGAAGAAACGGTAAACAGTTACGTCACGCTTAATTCCGATAACAACGTTATTTGGGAATGAAAGGTGGATGTCACCGTGTGAACCTGTGTGTCCTGAATAATCTCCAGCTTGGATTTCATTAAGGAGTGGAACTTCAACAATTGGAATACCAAATGCGTATGGTGCTACATAACCTGCTGGTCCACCAAGTGGTGCAACTTCACCACGGATAACGCTTGATGCGATATCTTGTGGGTTTGCAAAATTGGTTGAGATTGACTGGCTATATAGGAAGTCCTGGATAAGGTTAGATCCTGAAAGGAAGCGAAGGTCTGTACGACGTTGCTTGTACTTACGTGGAAGTGCCTTGAGTGCTGAGTTGAATACTGCACGGGAAACTGCTGCTCCACCTGCATCAACTACGTGTCCGTTAGCCTTAGCCTTCTTGACAACGCCATCAAATGCCTTGTAAAGGTTATCTGATGAAAGTGATGTATCTCCATTAAGGACTACATCTTCGATGTCATTTCCAGCTTGTGTTGCCATAAGACGTGCAATGTGATCTTCTAGATCTGGACCTTCGATGTTGTCTTCTAGAGACTCTGTTGAGAGTTCCCAGTCAAGACGAAGCTTCTTAGTAGTCAAGTTGATCTTTGAGAATGTGACACCAGCGTTTGAACCTGTGTCTTCTGCTTCTGACGCAACCTTCATTAGCTTCTCGCCAACTCCGATGCGATCAATCTCAGTTGTGTCTGCCTTCATTCTTACTGTACGTGCGACCTTACCAATTACGGTAGCATCAAATACGTAGTCGAGGAATCGTGCTGACTGCTCTGGATTTAGGAGACCACCTGTTTGGGTAGCTCCGACGTGGATACCTGAACCTGAAAGGCTCTGGCCGTTCATGCTAGTAGTTGCTGTTGTGTTAGCTGCTACTGCCTTTTCTAATAATTCGTTACTCATATTTTTTTCACCTGCCTTTTTTAGTTTAAAATATCGTTAACGGAACCGAGGAAAGCTCCTGACCATTTTGATTTCTTTACAAACTCTGTTGACCCGCCAAGGTCAGCAGACTTCTTAACTGCAGTATCTGTTTCAACTGCATTGACTCTCTTTTCAACAGAGTCAATTCCCTCAGCTACTTTTTGGCTGAGTGTATTGTATTGTTCTGCCAATTCTGAAACTTTTGTCTCAACACTTTTCATAAAGGACTCTACAGTTGACTTAACTTCTGCAACCTGTGCTGCGTTTGTCTCTGCTGCCTTACTAAGTGTATCTGACAAGAAGCCCTTGAGATCTCCCATAGCTTTTGCAATTTCTGAATCTTCAGCTACTGCATCTGCTGCTGGTGCATCTTCGGTATTGGCGGCATCTGCTTCTGCAGCTGGTGCTGCTTCTACAACGTCTGCTGCTGCATCTTCTGCTGGTGCTGCTACTTCTTCAGTAACTGCTGCTTCTGCTGCAGGAGTTTCGACGGTTGTGTCTTCTACTGTTGCTTCTGACACTTGTGTACCTCCCTTTACTTCGGTGTTGCTTTCTGGTTCTTGTGCAGAACTAGAAACCTTATTGATATATTTTTCATAGACATATCGAACTGTATCCGCCTTATTAACATCATTGTTTTCCACCCAACCAATGACTTCCATCTTTGTATTACATACTGAGCAACTTCTTTCAGCTGACATCTCTGAAACAACAATGTTATCTGATGGACAGAAAAAAACATTAGCTGCAAAAGTTTCTGCTACTAAACCTTTATAAACAAGTATTCCGTTAACCTTTTCGATTGAAAGAACATTGCAAAGTTCATTTGCTGGTGAATCAACAAGTGATAATTCAATAAGATC